AGAAGCAACATCTTCACGAGTAATCATATCGACAGATGCCTCTACTTCTTCGACTTCTTCTTCAACCACTTCTTCAGCGGGAGCTTCAGCGTCTTTAATTTCGGAGATATTACCTTCAGCGACAACGAGCAAAGAGCCGTCTTCGAGTTGATAGTCTCCGTCTGGTAGAGGGATGCGTTCGTTTTCGTCGTTAGTAACGAAAACAGCGACACCGACAGCAAAAGCGTCTGCGTCTGTCATGATTTCTTGTCCGCTTTCTAAGACGGCCGTAGCCATCAGCGAAACTTGTTCCTCCTTTTCTTCGACAGCGAGTTCAACGCTGTACTTTTCGAAGAGGTCGGAGATGCGTTCTTTTAGATTCATCTTCTGGGATTTGTATTAATAACGATTTAGAGGGGTCAATCCTTACTCGTAATGCGATTTTTTAGGTAATCTATTGCTAGTTCCTTTTCGATGTCTGTAAGAAGCTCTAAATCGCTTGTGATGGGTTTCTGTTGAGAAAGCTCAAACTTGTTCGCGAAATAGCCCTCTATTGAGAAGCCTTTGACGCTGCCCTCCTTCACAAACTTCTCCCATATAGCGTCATTCTCTACCTTCATTGAAACCATCCAAGTGCCGACCGGGACTTCGAGTCCATACATACGGCTTTTGTCCTGCTCTCCTTCGACTATCCAACTCTCTACGAGGTGCAAGCCGTTAATAGCGTGTTCGTGTTCTAGGGTGGCGTTCGCTTGGTTGCCGTTTTTGAAGTATAACTCCATAGCCCGTCGGACGGTCTTCTTGGAGAAGTACACGTAATACTCCTCTTCTTCGCTTTTGCGGTAGATAGGTTTATCGGGAATGAGAGCCGCACCCATTACGATGCGCTTCTCTTCGTCCTGAGTTTTGAAAGTAAACTCTTGGGACTTCTTCGCTTTTGCGGTAGATAGGTTTATCGGGAATGAGAGCCGCACCCATTACGATGCGCTTCTCTTCGTCCTGAGTTTTGAAAGTAAACTCTTGGGACTTCATCGCTACCCAATCGGACTCGATAGCGGGGTGTTCTACTAATGACAAAGCATCCACTCCGTAGAGTTCCGCTTCTTCATCGATTATTAGTTCTATTATGTTCATCCTACAAGTGCTGCTTGGTCGTTAATTTTTTGATTTGCTTGCTGAGAGTTAGAAACCTCTGAAGCGATTACATACGTTCTAAATCCATCCTGACCCGCTCCACCTCCTAAGAATCCGAGGTCGAGCTGTGGGGCTGTGGGGGTTGGTGGCCCTGATCCCGTATCTCCAATACCGCTGTAAGAGTTTGATTGATCGCCTCCACCCCCTGAAAAAGTTGTGCTTTTGATCTTTTTCACGTTAGCGAGTCCGGCCACTACTGCCCCCGCAGCGGCGACGGCTCCTAAAGCCGGGCCAACTATCGGTATACTCGCGAGAGAACCAAATGCGCTGGTTGCACTTTCATATGTTCCAATCAACGCCTGAGCAATCTGTATTTTCTTTGACCGTTCGAATCCTTTTTTCTGTTGTGCTTCAGAGTCACCCGAAAACGCCTCGTTGAGAGCGGATAACGCGTCGAGGCTTGATTTTGCGGTGTCTAGAAACGCTTTTGCTCTTGCTTTCTTAGCTTCTAATATTCTTATATCACTCGCATCTTCTGACGCTTCCTTTTCTGCGAGATGTCTGTCATCAATCGCTTTCATAGCGTCGTTATGAGCTGTCGTCGCTTGCTTAATCAACTCTTCATCGTCGCCCGCTAAAGATATGCGGCGGTCAAAGGCTTGCATGACAGCAAGCTCCTCTCTCTCCCTTGCTGTTTGATTCAATAAGAATAACTCGTCCTCAAGTTTCTGTTTTGCAATAAGCTGCTCTTGATATGTTTTTTCTTTTGCCTCTGCATCTGCATCAATGGCGGCTTGTTCTTCCCGCTTTGCCGTGTTGAGTTCCGTTTGAAGTCGTTTCTGAGTTCGAAGGGATGCCGTCTGTAAATCAATGACTGCCGCCTCTGCTTCTGCAACCCTTTGTAAATCTTCCTCTGAACTCTCCCCCAAAGCAACTTGCTCACGCGCAATCCTTGCTCTTTCTTCAGCAAGCGTAAGTTGTCTCGCCGTCGTTTGTTGTTCTAGGTCAACCGCTTTTTGAAGTGCTTTTACTCTTTCCCCTACTGCAAGCGTGTCATCTTCTGCCAAAAGCCGCGATTCTGCAATTAATTTGTTAGTTTCTGCTCGTTGCTTTATGAAGTCCCTCTCTTGGTCTTTGAGGGTGTTTTGTGCCGCTTCTAAATCCTTTGCGGCTTGCGCTTCTTTTGTTATCTCTTCCGTTAACTCTGCAACGGCTTCACCCGCTTTCCCTACTACGTCCGTAACTGACTCCACACCAAGAACCATCTTTCCCGCTGCGTCTGCGGCGACTTTTCCCGCTTCCGAAAATTTACCTTTAAAAGCTAGAGTTATGGCCTTACCAACCGCAGGAATAAACTCAAGCAACCCCTCAAAGCGATTGGTTAGGTTTTCTTTTATGAGTTTTCCTATCTCGATTATTGTCTCTTTCGGATTCGATATAGCTTCAAATAGGGATTCTCCCATTTTAGAAACACGATCTCGGAGAACGTCAAAAATTGCACCAAGAGCAGCGGTCGCCACCTTGAGTTGTTCAGCGCCTCTCTTTGTGCTTGTGAAATACGAAGCAAGAGCACCAAAAGCCACTAAAATGAGACCAATCCCCGTAGCTGCTAAAGCAACTTTGAAGGTCTTCAAACCAAGCACCCCCGTTTTTACTCCTTTTGCAAAGTTCCTGAAGCCCGTCACAGCTCCTCCCGTCATTTTGTCGAGCTGATTTGTCAACCCTCCGACGGCGGCATCTGTTCCTTTGACGCTATCCTCTACGTTTTCAATTCCCTTGGTGACTTCGGTTGTATCCGCGGACACCTTGAGAATCATATTTTGAGTAGTAGCCATTGGATGAGTTTAAATGCAGCGAAGAGATAAGCGGAAACAAAGAGAATAGCGAGAACCCAATCGAGAACTTTGAACCAAAACGGGACTTTCACCTTCTCGCCTTTGTTCTGAAGCAATTGAATGGCCTCTCCTATATAACGGTGATTATCGAGATTCCTCATTGGGGTAAGTTTTGGAAACAGCGTGATGTAGCTCCTGAGTCGTCGAAGACATACCCATATCGTTCACAGCACTCACGAGAGGAAGAAGTCACAGTTGACCCCGTTGGGGTGCTGAATGATATCTGTCCGTTTTTATCAGCTGAAACGGGGATATAGTAGCAATCCCGAATTGCTCCGAGAATCTTCACGAGTCGAACTTGCACAATGTTCTCCGTGGTTGGATCGTAGTTAGATATACTCAGGATTCGGAAGTACGTGTCTTTTATGAAAATCTTATCTGAGAACTTGAAAGTCGCAATCTCCGAAGCGGTCAATCTAAAGTAAGCGGTCACGATTCGAGCGTCCGAAGAATACAACTCATTAACCCAAGGCATCCAGTATTTGTAATACAGCGTATTTACGGGGTTGGCTTGTACTCGGTGGAAGGGTCGCTCTACGCCATAAGAAAGGTCTTCATCCCCTACCGATGGATAAGACGCAGAGAACTGCGAGAGCATCGGATAACGCGTCTCTGAAGTTACTCCACTACTGTCGTTGTAATAATCCAAAAGCCCTTGCGTTAAACCATTCCAAAACGCTAAACGCGGAAGCGGGTCTTTAATGGTCTTGTCTTCGTTTACGGTATCCGCAAGCATCCGATGAATGGCGTAGTCCGTTCCGGGGATATATGAAACCACATGAGGCGCAAAGGCCGTTTGAATCTTCTTCGTTCCCGAAGCGAAGTCGTTTTCAGGGTCATTCACCCGATAGCGTCCATACGTCCGTGAGGCGTTCTTTTGAACGAGGTCATTTACCAAGTCTTTTCCGTTCGAGTGCGTCCATTCATACGTCCTTGCTTGAAGGTCTGTCGTTGGCTCTACTTGGATATCTTTCGAGAGGTCAATCTTATTTGTCCAATCTATCTTGTCTCCCGATGCGAGGTAGTCCCCAAGCGGTTCGATATAGAGATGCTTCGAGTTGTTGCGGTCGGGAATGAATACGAGGTTGAACATCTTTTGAAGTCCAGAGATGAAGTCAATCTTCTTCATTTCGGGCATATTGCCCGCGACATCCACCTCTTGTCCCGATGTTGGATCGGTTATCTCTATAACAGAGAACCCCGTCCCACCTGCCGAAAGCGAGTCGTTTCCGTATAGAGTTAAAGTGTGAGCGTTATTTGAGATAATAGTGTCAAACCGAACAACATCCCCTGAATTTAAAAGAATGGGGTCGGAGGTAACGACATAGACCTCGTCATTAAATACAGCTCCGGGAAGGTTTGTGATGATTGGGAATATCTCGGTAGAGCTATTTTTAGACAAGCGCAGAGAAACCGTTGTAATTGTGTGGTCTATGTTACCACTTGCGTACGCTCTGAAGGTGTAGAAAGCTTGAAAAGGAACAGTAAAAGCCCCAGAGGATACATTGCCGCCCGCATCATAAAAAGGAGCCGCCTCACTTAAGCCGGGTAGAGTTGTCCATGTACTATATCCATTCGAATAGTCCGCAGCCAATCCCACCTGAAACACATTGGCAGACGGTTGGTCTGCATCGACGGGAATTGGTAACCGATTGCCTCGGTTCAGCAACAGATATAAGTCGTCAAGGTTAGAACCAAAGAACGTCGAGTCGTAGGTGTAACCCGCTTCCGTTAATATGGTTTCAAACAGCTTCGAAGCTCTAAAATACGGGGTGAAATCTCCGTGTTGAAGTGGGTTGGTAGCAGACCAAATAGTTTGACTCGTCCAGTTTCTCCATTTGTCTATGATACCGTAACGGATAACGCCCGAAGAAAGAGTTCCCGCCCAACTTGATGAAATATTCGTGGCGGTTAGAGTGTGGTTGAATGCGCTCAAATCGATATCCGTGAGCATACCGTCCCCAACATCCCGCGAAAGGTCTGCCGTCTCTCCAAAGACTACGAGTTCAACGTCGGCATACTTCCCCTTCTGGATATATACGTTCTTCACTTGGGCAAAGCCGCGCATAATCGGAATCGTGTTGTACGAAAGTTCTGCTTTGACTTTGGTTTTTGGATTCCATGTCGGGATAATTCCAAGCTCATTGACCGCCCCGAAATAGTCCTGATTTTTTCCCGTCAAAGGGACGCGGAAAGTCTGCGAGAAATTAGAGCGTGAAGCGTTTATCTCCTGAAGGTCGCTGAATTGATAGCTCAGGTTAACCGGCTCATTTTGATAAAGCTCGATATCGTTGTCTGCAAGGGTGAGTCTTAGCATCGGAGAATTTGAGCGAGTTCGACGTTAATTGTAGCGATATAAACCTTCGACGTTGTATCGGATTCCACTTGTAGAGACGACTCTTTCAAAGTGACGGGAACCCAAAAGCCGTCAATACTTGCCATGATATTCTTTGAACGGAAACAATACTGAAATAGATCGTATTCCTCAGAGGTCAAAATGCCATTGAGTTGATACATCTCTTTAGCCTCCACTTGATACGGTGTGATTTCTCTATCCGTTGACCCAAAGTTGAATGAAGCCGCGCTATAGTCTCCGATTTGCTTTCGGTAGGTCTTCTCTTCGCGTGTTACCGTCTTGAGCTTACGACCATCGAAACGGAGGTAATCCCAACCGCCCCGTGTATTCGCCCAAGCAAGCTGAACGGCTGCATTTTTAACGGGTCTGCAATTGTTTGTAAATCGGTATTTGTTTCCCTTCTGCAAAGATGACCCCATCGGGATAACCTCGTAATAAAGCCAACCGCCGCTAATGTTGTTTAGTGCATTTGTAAGAGCTAACAGCGAGGCAGGAAAGAAAAAACCGTACAACAGAGTTCCGTAGTAATACGTTGTCGCGGATGCCGTAGGAAGTACAGCGCCATTCGTCGTGTTTATGGTATATGAAAGGGTGTCTTGGGTTGTTCCGTCTGCGGAGTAGATGTTGATGAGAATCGTATCAACAAGCGAACCCGTGTCGTCGGTATTTATAAAGGTCAAAACCCCCGTGTCTTCAATGCCCGCTGTGATATAAATGATATCGCTCTCAGGCTCTCTATCGGTCAGCCAAAACTTCTTTGTCGAAGCCGTTCCATAGTAATCCGCGAAAGACGGGTCTAGTCCCGCGCTTATCTGTTCGTATCCGTCAATCAGCCAAATATTTACGGAGTCCTCGAGAGATGATTCAGTAGAGCCGTTCCAGTATCGCAGCTCAACGGTGTACTTGTTTACATTGCCATTGGACTTCGTGAAAGCCTTGTTGTTGAGCGTGTGGATGACGTTTGTTAATCCGTACTTTCGAGGGTCTACCGCTAACCGTCCTCGGACAACCTCTCCCAAGTCAAAGACACCGGTATCGAGTACGTTGGGAGTGATATAGAACTTTCCTATTTCAACGGCGTTTTCAAGCACGGTAATGACATAGCGGTACGCATCTGTCACCGTGCCTTGCTCAAGCATCTCAAAGATGAGCTTCTGTCCTGCGGGTTTCCATAGACCCGACGGGGTCTGATTAAATTCAGCCATCAGTTCGTGATTGTAATGTTTCCTAGTTTTGCTTTCAATTTGCCCGCTATATCCTCAGCGACGGCATCCCCGAATTTGGCTTCATATCGCTTCGATACCGCTGCATACGCTTTCTCGTAGAACCGAAGACCCACGATCCCGCGTTTCTTTACCGAGCGAGCTATTAAAAACGCTGCGGATTTGATGTTGCTCTCGCTTTGTTTCTTGAAGCGTCCCTTTTCATCTCTGAGCTTGATTCCTTTCTGCTTTATCCACTTGATAAAGACAGAGGACGGAGGTTGCTTTCTATACGTAAAGGGTGACTTCTGCCCCTTCTGTGTTCCGTTCACTCCGAAATGGATGAAAGGAGCGTATTTCGCCGCCTTCCCTTTAGCTCCGAAGGTGACCTCTCGTATATCGTTTCCACGTACTCGAATTTTATAAGATAGCGACCGCTTGAGCTGACCCGAAGCGACTCCGTAGTTCTTATTCTTTCCAATCTTCCGACCTCCGAGGTGACGCTTTGCGCTCTTTACGACATCATCGGAGAACGCTAGAAGGACTTTATTGAGTTCGCTCATAGTTATAGTACATACTCCCCGACGGGGATTGTGATGAAGTTGTAATTCATGGCATCAATGATTTGATCGCTGCTATATCTTCAGGCGTTAACTGACCGTCTGCATCATAGCTGAGTTGCATCCCGACCAATACCGCATCCGAGTATATCCCAAGGACATGATTTATAAATAATTCAGCGCCCGTAATTACTACCACCGCGTCAATTTGTTGTTGCGTGTATTCCATTACATTAACGATTGGTATTGATTTTGTTGGTTGCACAAAATTGCCGTATTCAAATAAACTTCCTCACCTGCAAAGGCTCCTGAATTTGATGCCATGATGGAAAAATATGCTAAACTCTGACCTGAATAGAACATTATCCTACCCGATAGCATTGTTGTCTGTGAACCCATATCTATTGTCAGATGATTCAATGACGCGCTGCTAACGGTTAACGTCCACCACCAAGAGTTCGTGTATTGGTCAAAAGCCTTGTATGGAGAGTACGAACTAAACTGAAAACCCGACGCTACAAAAGGCGTAGGTAACACGTCCGTCGTCATGTCGGTAGGATATTGCGTACCGCCATAACTCGCCGCAGAATAGTACCTCCAATCTCTTACACCCATGTGTAAACTGCTGGCAGTCCCGTTCACATCAACACCTTGAATCCTAAAATATCTAAAGCTAGTCGCGAGTTTTTCGTAAGTATCTGTTACCTCGGTTGATTGAATAAAATCCCCAAACTCTTGCGCTCTTAGCTTCACGGTTCGCGTACCCGATAACGCGGAAGTATCTGCCCACCCTATGGTTGCTCCGTCTTTTGTCGTTAGCGAATTCGCTACGATCAGAGTTGCCCCTACATATACCTCACATTCAAATGTCACATTTGTGTATGAAGCAAAATTACCAACCACCAAAGAACCAAGTCCGTAGGTATCTGCTAACGCGGTAATCGTCGGCGCTGTTGTTGCCGTGCCTCCCCCCGATGTAGTGAAAAAACCATCGACATTATCAATATCTGATGTTGGAACTCCTGAAATTTCTGCCATGATTAACTAATTTGAACCCAGTCTTTTGATGGGTCGAAGTAACAAATGACCTCACCCCCTTGACCCGTACCTACAAAGTACCCTACCACCCTCGAATAATAGTTCGCTGTCGTTGGTGCGGTTGCGCTGAAAGTACCACTTCCGCCAATCCACAAAGGACTGCCTGCCGTTGCTCCGGTAATTGAAGCCCCTGCGTCCACCATACCTTGTAAAACGCAAACGTTACTACCGGTGTAGAAGCCAATAAACTTTTTGCTGTTTGCGTTGCTTGTGTCGGCTAATGCGTCTCCCATGATATCTGCAATTCTGTTCGAAGCGACAGAAATTGAAGTATTCATTAAGATGTTCTGCCCCGTGTTCAGTTCGTCTTCCTCGTAGTTCGTTGTAATGTTGTCAAGCTTGGTCTTGTCTGCTGAAGACATAGAACCTGCCGCGCTAGTGGTCGCTGCCGTGATTGCAATGTCTGGAGTATTCCCCCCGCTGCTTGTAATCGGTGCTGTACCCGTTACCGCTGTTAAACCACCTCCACCGCCTCCAGTACTTGCGATTGTGATTGTATCGCTGCCGTTATCTGTGATTGTGACGTTAGCCCCTGCTGTAAGCGTCAGGCCGCCCGTTAAACTGTTCACCGACGTAACGCCTCCACTCGCTCCGCTTGCTGCCGCTGTGATACGTCCCTGCGCGTCAACAGTTATATTTGCGTTAGTATATGCTGCCGCTGTAACGGCTGTGTCAGCAAGTGCAATTGTTCCGGCTGCCGTTATTGTGCCTCCGGTTAAACCCGTTCCCGCTTCGACGCTTGTAACCGTTCCGTCGTTGTTGCTGACATCTGCAAACGATAGAACGCCTGAACCGTTGGTTGTAAGTGCCTGACCGTTTGACCCCGTTCCGTTTGGAAGTGTTAGCGTGTACGTCGCCCCTGCTGAATGCGGCGGTGATTGGATTTTAACGCCGTGCGTGTTGGCTTCACAATTCAAAACGATAGCTGCGCTATTGGTGTCGCCTTTCACCTCAAGCACCCCCGTTCCATTTGGAGCAATAATAATATTGCCGTCGGTGGTAGTTGTCTTTATCTCATTGGATTGCGTGTCAAGGTCGCCAGTAAGCTGCGCAGTTGCTGCCATCAATGCGCCTGCCGCCGTTACATTTGTCGCGTCGGTAACGTCCGCACCGTTTTCAATTCCTGCAAGCTTTGTCGTGTTGGCTGTAATCGCTGAAGCCTGACCTGGAGTAATTCCAACCTTGGCATTGTTGGCTGTGATGTCAGAGGCTTGCTGAGTTGTGATTCCAACTTTCGCAGTGTTCGCGGTTACGTCTGGATTTGCTTCAACCCGTGCTTCTGTGTAGTACAGATTCGTAGTGCCTTCCGGCAGCCCATCCGTGTTTGTTGGTGGAGGGCTTGGAATTACTACGGGAACTGCCTGCCAACTTCCGCTGACATAGCGCAAAAATGATTGATTAGAAGGGTTGCTGATTGAGGTGTCTGATAAGCTCTCTAAAGACTGATTACCGTTCAACCAACCTCTCGGAGATTCATGCTGATAAATTAAAGCTTGACCCGTTTGCGCTCCTACAATTGTGACATCTGTCAACGCTCCAAGCGTTTCAACTCCTCCCGTATCCAATGTAACAACGCCGTCACCGTCATCCGTTAGCGTGCCGTTAGTGACCTTGATAGTGCGAACGGACTGAACGTCTGTTGTACCGTCAAGGGTGAGCATTCGAAGGATACCGCGTCGGGCATAGGTGACATCTGTACCTCCCGGTTCAACTCCGTCGATTGGAGCGTTGCAAGCATCCCATTCGTAAGGGATAGCAACCGACAAATCGAGAAGCACCCCAGAGAGGACGTTCTTCGTCTCTTCTTCGAGTGGTGTAGTAGTTGCATTTACAACCTCATAATCTTGAGCGAACAAGAAGATGTTTCCACCCATTCTGATATCAGCGAGGATATCTTCAGCGCATTGCTCAGAATCGGAGATGGCTTCCTTTTGAGGGATTACCTTCCCTTTCTTGTCATGAGGTACGTCGAGTATATACACCTCGAGGTTGTATATCTTTGTTCCCGCGTCGTATGTCGCTCCCGTATAAACGAGATGCATCAACGGAAACTCTTCAAACTTAGAGAGGTCTACATCATCGGGAGAGCCAAAGGAGAAGCTCTTGATGAAGAAGTGATTCTCTGCGAAGATTTCGAATCTCTCGACTATGTTATTGAACGTGATCATGTGCGGCGCGGTCTTTTAAATATGCGAGGTGCTGGAAAACAACTTGAACGGGAAGCGACGTAATCGAGTCCATCTTGAGGACGTTTTCGCCTGCGAGGGTGTAGAGGATGTGATACCATCCCCACTTTTCGCCAACCGGGTCGCTTCCTCCGCCACCCGAAGTAAAGAGGACTGAATAGAATGCAGCAGTTCGTTTCTGGTAGTCCAAAAAAAAAGCAGCGTTCCCGATACTAAGTCCGCCGGCATCTCTTCAAACGTAGATGCGTCCTCTTTAGCTGTGTACTTCTTTATCTCGTAGCTCTCTCCAAGCTCATATGTCACCTCACGGTAGAGAATTGCCATGACTTTGTGAGCGTTCTTCCAGAAGTCTTCGAGGTTTTTCTCAAGGTCTATCCATTCCCCCGCTGTAAATGCGTCCCAATCGGGGATAAAACCCAATCGCTTTCCGTCCATTTCAAGGACTTTCTCGAAGCGTGCAGTCTCTTGGGTGAGTAGGTTGTCGATATGCTCTCCTGCGGCTTCCAAGAGCTTCTGAGGCATCTTCCGCAGTTGTTCGATAGACTTACCGGAGCAAGCGGATACTCGTTCGAGGGGATTCTCTGAGGTCATCATCACCTGGAGTTCACCGAGTGAAAGGTCTGACCATCTGTGAGGGAGCTTGAGTTCCATTATCTTATTAACTTGTTCTTGTTGATTTCCTTATCCAATAGCATATGAGCCGAAGTTGGGGTTGGTTTGATTCCATGTGATCCCGTACCGCATCGCATCGATAGCGTGGTTGAAAGAATCGACGGGTTCATTTAGTTGCTTGCCGTTCTTGTCTTCTTTCCACTTGTAGTTTCGTAGCTCTCGTATGAGGTTGACACTCCGAGAAGTGACCGCAAGCGGGCGAGAGTGTAAGAATGAGATTCCGCTTCTAATCGAGTCGCGTCCTTTCCTTGCTCCGTGAGTATTGAATCCGTGAGAGTGTATCTCGTCGATGCTCTTTGGTTCAGCAGAGTCACATATGACAACATCCGATCGATGGACTCCGTTATCTCGGAGCATAAAAGCAATATCTGAATTAGTGAGTCTCGTCGCGTAGCAGATTTCGTCAACGGCAAATCCGTGTCCGTCGGTGTAGATTCTGACGACTGCTGTTGGGTCGTTCGTATATCCGAAGTCAAGCCCGATGTTGAGGAGTTTGTATTCATTTGGTATTTGGTCTATTTCTTTCCAATGGGTGAAGATAGTCGCTTGTGATGCCCCTCTTTCTCCGAGTCCGTAGACTCTCCAGAAGTTTTCATCCACGTCTTTAAATCGTTCGATTTCCATGACCACACTTTGCGGAAGGAAGGGGTTGTCCTTGTACGTTGTTTGAAAGAAGTCCGCGTCTTCTCGTGGGATGACTTGTTCATATATCCAATGGAATTCGTCTGATGGGTTGAAGTCTATAATTGTTCGCTCTGTGGTTCTGAGCATAAGCTGCCGCCAATCTTCGAGGCTCAGTTCGTTGGCTTCGTTTATGAAGAGTATCTCCCGCTTCCGTCCTCTGACCTTTTGCGGTTGGTCTACCGATATAAACTCCACGAGGTTGCCCCATAGCTGATAGGTGCCTTCGCTCTTGTTGTGAAGCTCTACGTTGTACACTCCTTCTTTGTTGAGTATCTCGAAGAAGTCTCTCATCGAGGTAGCACGAAGAGCAGGATATGTCTTGCGGCATATAGTGATAACGAGTCCGGTGTTCTTATGGCAAAGCTCAATAAGAGCCGTGAGGATAGAGTACGTCTTTCCTGAACGCGTCCCGCCTTGATGGACTTGGATACGTGCCTTTGATTTCTTGACGTGATAATATGTTGCCGGGAGGTTACTCATCTAACCACGAGAGGGGCTTCTTCTCTTGAATCTCTATCTCTTGCCGTTCTATATACCCTCGCTTCTTTCCTTTGGTCTTCAAGAAAAAGATCGTCGCTGCGGGGTTGCCTTCCTTCACGAGCTTATAGAGGTGCGATTCTGCGAAGTCGAGGACGCTGTCGGATATAGACTCCACGGCTTTCTTGTAGTCCGCATCAGCCTTCATCCAAGCGTAGTGAGTGGAGCGGTCTATACCTGCCACCTTCGCAGCGGTTGAGACAATACCAAGCGACTTCTCTAATGCTTCGAGCATCGCCTTTTTAAGTGTCGGATTTTGTTGGTTCATTGCTTGCTTGCTTTCCCC